TGGAGGTGAGCATGAGTAATCTATGGGACAAGGTAGTGGACTACTACCTCACGCATGACGGCATTGAGATGTTCTTGTTTGCGTGTATATGGGCCAGCATAGGATGGATGTTTTTACATGCCTTCAATGGAATTATGGAAAGGATATACTGCTGATGAAAGACATACGAGTAGAGATGACAGACGAGACAGAACTTGGTCTGCAAAAACAGGTTGACTTATACTTCAAGGGGTGGCATCCCTTTGGATATGGAACGAGGCTGGTCCGTCCAGTCAAGTATGATGAAGAACGGCAGTGTTGGGTGGCCGTGATTACCCGACAGACATCTTGTGATTAGGAGATTGACAATGAATGTAACACATGACAACAGACTACAGTTACTACAGGCACACAACGACTTGAAGGATATCTTGCAGACTATCTTTGACTGCCAAGACCTGTGGATATCTGATGTAGGCAAGCTGGAACGTATACAGTGTGACCTGCACCGCATCTTTAAGTTCGTACCCAAAGAGGATGAGAACGGTTATCGTATGCACTACGCAGACTGGGTGCTGGCAGAGGAGGATGACACTTGACTATGTGTCTATTTCCTGATATAACACACTATCACTTGGCTATGAAAGGAGAAAAATCATGCCGCTAGATTTTACTAACAACGACTTCGTTCCTGAGAAACTTCAGTTTGACGTGGAGTTTGAACGCACTAAATTTGATGGAAAGAAGTATGTCATCAATGGCACTACCGGAGAATACCTTGGTATTGTAGGTTCCGGCTTCAAGTGTGCGCCCCATCACAAGTTCTATCAAGACGTGTATGACACGATTGTGGATCAATTGGATGATGCAGACACGTCTAATATGACGGCCAAATGGACCACTGTGCGCAATAATGCATGGGTCAAGGCCGATATCCACCTGCCCAATATGCGTTCACGTGTGACTACAGACAGGCATAGCACGGACATTGGTTCACGTATCATTGCCTTGCATGGTATTGATGGATCATGCTCCAATATGGTTTGGTTTGGTGCTATCGACTTTTTTTGCACCAACGGCATGATCACCGGCAAGTACGACAGCATCAAGAAAAAGAACACCAGTAGGTTTTCTCTTGACATGTTCATCAAGGAACTCAAGCAAAACGCCACCAGTTTCTATGATAATGTGGGAATGTTTCAAGGCTGGGCAGAAACCGACTTCAGTCGTCTGGATGTCAAAGATTTGATTGAGCGTATTGTTCGTTCTGATCGCAAGGCATTGAAGATGTGGGAGTTGTACAACAAAGAGGCTGCGACACGTGGTCGCAACAAGTGGGCTTTGTACTCTGCCTTTACCAACTACGCCTCGTATGCAGATGAAAAGAACGGTTTCAGGCTGCGCGAGACGGGCAACGACACTGTTGGCGAAACCATGTGGAAGCGTGAGCAGGAAGTTGCACAGTGGGTAGATTCTGCTGCGTTCCAGATGGCGGCATAAATGTCAACGGTTGACAAAATGGTTGTACAAGAGCTTGTGGATGACTATTACAAGTCTTTTGATTACAATAACTTACGTGATGAATCTAAGAAACAGTATGAATACTTTCTTAGCGTCATGTTACAAACGCGGGTGGAGGGCAAGTCCCTCCGCCAGCAACCTCTGTCAGATATAACCACACGTGTCGCAAAGACGGCATATAATGAGTGGTGCGACAAAGGTGTGCAGATGGCTAATCACGTAATGTCAGTAACGCGGGTTGTGTTCAATCACGGCCTTCGGGAGGAACTGTGTGTGCTAAATCCCTTCTCAAGCATCCGTAAGAGGCCCGTAGAGCGCCGCAAGACGGTATGGACTAGGGAAGATGTCACAAAGTTCCTAGACACGGCCTATGGGGATTTTAGCACCCGTAATGTGGGTCTTATTGCACAGATGGCATATGAGTGGTGCCAACGATTGGGAGATATGCGACTTTTGGAGTGGTCTAACATAGATTTTGAGACACAAACTGTGATGATAGAGCAGTCTAAACGTCGCGCAGACGTACATCTGCCTATTTCAGATGATCTATGTGACATGTTGACGCAACAAAAGCAGGATTTTGGCTTTCAACAATATGTTGTGCCGCGACCATATGCCATAGGGGGCGAATATAAGCCATACTCACTACACAAACTGCCTAAATTTGCACGAAAAATCATGGATGACGCAGGTTTGTCAAAAGAGTTGCGTTTGTCTGACTTACGGAGGACCGGTACTACCGAAATGGTTGAAGCAGGTGTCGGATTGGCACAAATTATGTCGGTTACAGGGCATTCTAATCCCGCTTCTGTCAAGCCGTACCTAAAAAACACGCTTACGAGTGCAAACTTTGCGTTGACGGAGCGAAACAAACATGCTAAAAGCATCACAAGTGCCGCAGAGAAAGGGAGTATACATGAATAATGTATATAACATTATAAATGATATAGACATTCCTAATGGACAAACACGTAGAATGGATTGTCCTAATTGTGGTGGTTACAAGACCTTCACTGTAACAAACAACATGGGTTCTCTCGTGTGGAATTGTTATAAGGCTTCCTGTCCCACAAAAGGCGGCACTCGTGTCCATCTATCTGTGGATGATATCCGTCTTGGATTTGCAGGGGCCGATGACTACGCAGCACAGGATACCTTTGTTATGCCTGAATATATCGTGCCGTATGACCACGATGTGGCAGAGATTGCTTGGGAGTTCTATGGCTTGGACTCCGAAAAACTTGGTCTTTTACGTGATGTGAAGGAGAATCGTATGGTCTTCCCTATCATGCACGAAGGCCGTATTGTCGATGCCACTGGCCGGTCACTGGGCAAGCGTCTGCCTAAATGGCGTCGATACGGAAAAAGTGGCTTGCCATACAGCTACGGTCATGGTACTGTGGCTGTGGTTGTTGAGGACTGCCTGAGTGCCGCAGTTGTAGGCGGTGATGTATTTGTTGGGGTTGCTGTGTTGGGTACATCGCTGCAGGAATCACACAAGAGGTATCTCTCGCAGTTCTCAACGGCCATCATTGCCTTAGACCCCGATGCTCTGCCCAAAACATTAGCTGCTGCTAAGGAGCTTCGGGGTCATGTGCAGGATGTTCGTGTCCTGCGTTTGACAGACGATCTAAAATATCGTAACCCAACAGACATCGAAAGATTACACAACATAGGAGCAGAGTATGGAATTATCACTAATACGTAGCTTGATGGACAAGGAGTTCTACGATGAACATCGTGGGGCTAAATGTCCTGACCGCTTGTTCAGCAAGGACGTGCGTAAGATTAAGTCTGCTATCGACACAGCTATGGAGCGTTATGAGCGTAGTGTTATGCCTGATGAGATTGAGGCACTGTTCATGTCGAACAATCCCACTCTTACCACAGCACAGAAGACCGCGTATGGCTCTTTGTTCAAGCAAATCAAAAGCGAGAAACCTATGGGCAATGACATTGCACAGGAGGTGCTGTCTAAGCTCTTTCAGCAGGTGATAGGCGAAGATATTGCTAATCTTGGTTTTGACTATGTGAACGGCGACAAGACAAGTCTGGAGCCTTTGCGTACATTGCTAGAGCAATATGGGGATGACTTTACACCCAATCTCAATATTGAGTGGGAGGATATAGAACTGGAGACGCTTATGAGTAAGGCTGATCTTGAGGCCCGTTGGACATTCAACATACCGTCGTTGTGTCGTCAGGTTGAGGGTGTTAATGGCGGTCACCTTGTCGAAATCGGCGCACGGCCAAATACTGGCAAGACATCGTTTCATGCCAGCCTGATTGCCGCGCCGGGTGGCTTCGCACATCAAGGGGCGAACTGTATTATCCTGTGCAACGAAGAGGGGTATCATCGTGTGGGTGCGCGTTACCTTACTGCTGCTACAGGCATGACTATGCGTCAGATAAAGGACAATCCCGTCAAGGCGCGTGATCTATATTCGCCTGTCAAGGAACGCATTAAGATCAAAGATGCCACCGGCAGGGATATGGCATGGGTAGAGTCCGTATGTAAGTCTTACAAGCCTGATATTGTGCTGCTTGACATGGGGGATAAGTTTGCCAAGATGGGGGGCTTTGCCCGTACAGATGAGGCGCTGAAAGCCAACGCCATACACGCACGTATGATTGCTAAGGAGCATGATTGTGTCATGTTTTATATGTCGCAGCTATCTGCAGAGGCAGAGGGCAAGGTGCTTCTCAATCAGTCTATGATGGAGGGATCACGTACAGGCAAGGCGGCAGAGGCAGACCTTATGGTTATGATCGCCAAAAATCCCATGACTAGCGGTGATACTTCTTCGCAAATAGAAGAAGACCCACAGCGTCACCTCAACGTGGTGAAGAACAAGCTGTCGGGCTGGCACGGTGTGTCAGATTGTGAACTTGAATATCAAACAGCGAGGTATACATCAGTATGATAGAAGTAACGATAACAGATGAAATGCTGCTGGCGGCACGTGCCAAGGCAGTAGAAATGGGTAAGATTAACAACAGCATACTCAAAGGCGGCGGTAATGTGGCAGGTTTTTTAGGTGAGCAGGTAGCCATGAGTGTTTTGGGTGGTGATTGGAACAACACCTACGACTACGACTTCACCACAGAAGCAGGTAAGCGTGTGGAGGTAAAAACCAAGCAAACCTCTGTCAAACCACTGCCACACTACGAGTGTAGTATTGCTAAGTTCAACACAAAGCAGGACTGTGATGCGTATGCTTTTGTCCGTGTCTTGAATGATTTTTCGATAGGCTGGTTTCTTGGCGTGTTGACAAAAGAAACATACTTTGATAAAGCCAACTTCTTGAAGAAAGGGGATGTTGATCCATCAAATAATTATACAGTCAAGGCAGATTGTTATAATGTTCGTATTGATCAATTAGAGGAGAAGATATGAAACTCACACTTGATGTAGAGAACACTGTCACTAAGCGAGACGGCAAGACTCACATGGACCCGTTTGAGCCAAACAATACTTTGGTCATGGTGGGTATGCTGACTGACCAAGGCAAGGAGACTATCGTTACCTTTGACCATTCTGAAATGGTTGTTAAGGGCATAGGAAATCACGAAATGGTTCAGAATGAACTGGACGAAGCCACTGTTCTTATCTGCCACAACGCAGCACATGACCTGCTGTGGCTGTGGGAATCTGGCTTCAAGTACGATGGCCCTGTGTACGACACAATGCTGGCAGAATATGTCCTGCAGCGTGGACAGAAGGAGCCTCTGTCTCTTGCTGCATGTGCAGAGCGTTACATGCTTGACACACGTAAACAGGACACACTGAAAGAGTACTTTGCCAAAGGCTATAGTACACGTGATATACCGCATGGCTTGCTTGAGTCGTATCTAAGTGCAGACCTTGAGGCGACACAACAGTTGTCCGATAAACAGATGTTGCGGCTCAATAGTCAAAAGGACTCTGGGCTTATGGGTACAGTTGACCTGACCAACCAAGTCGCAGTATGTCTTGCACGTATATATCAACGTGGTTTCTGTGTAGACTTACAGGAGCTTGATGCTGTGCGTGAGCAGTTTGAAAAAGAGCGTGATGATCTACAAAAAGACTTGCAGCAACATGTTCGCAAATTGATGGGGGATACACCGATAAACCTCAACAGTCCTGAACAACTGTCTTGGGTTGTGTATAGCCGTCGTGTAACTGACAAACAATTCTGGGCTAATGCAATTGATCCATACATGAATGATGTGGACTTTCGTAGTCTGATAGCAGGTGGCACTAAAAGAGTTTATAAGACAAAAGCCATGCAATGCACAGTTTGTAACGGCACAGGTTATGTACGCAAGACCAAGAAAGATGGTAGTCCGTATACAAATCCGACACGTTGCAAGACATGTGATGCAAAGGGGTATACCCTTGATAACTTAGCAAATCGTGCAGGATTATGTTTCAAGCCCCCATCTCCTAAGTGGGGGTCTGCCAATGGTTTCAGCACAAGTAAGCAGAATCTGTTAACACTTGAGGCGGCAGCACGTGCCAAAAATATGACAGATGCAGTTGACTTCTTGTCAAAAGTTCGACGCTTGTCGGCTGTAGAAACTTATCTATCGTCTTTTGTAGACGGCATTCGCATGTATACAAAACAGGATGGTAAGCTGCATGTTCGTTTGACACAGCATATGACATCCACCGGCAGATTCAGTGGACGTGATCCTAATATGCAGAACATGCCACGAGGCGGCACGTTTCCGGTGAAGCGTGTATTCAAGTCTCGCTTTGACGGTGGTAAGATACTAGAGGCTGACTTTGCACAGCTAGAGTTTCGCGCCGCTGCATATCTTTCACAGGATGGAGTAGCAATTGATGAAGTATCTACTGGATTTGATGTACATGCATACACCGCTAAGGTTATTACCGATGCTGGTCAACCTACGGATCGTCAGACTGCGAAGGCGCATACGTTTGCTCCGCTTTATGGCGCAACGGGATTTGGGAGAACTGCAGCGGAGGCGAAATACTATGAACACTTCACGCAGAAATACAAAGGGATTGGGATATGGCACACCAAACTGGCTAAAGAAGCTCTGAGTAAGCGTAAGATAACTACTCCATCGGGACGCGAGTTTGCATTTCCAAACGTGCGGCGCAAGCCTAGTGGGCGTATATCTCACTTCACACAGATAAAGAACTACCCTGTGCAGTCTTTTGCCACTGCCGACATAGTACCTGTGGCATTATTACACATAGATAAATTGCTTGACGGCATGTTATCTTGTGTGGTAAATACTGTACACGATTCAATCGTTATTGACGTACACCCTGATGAAGAAAGGAGGGTTATCAATTTGATAGATGAAACTAACAGGGTGCTACCTGAGTTGATTACCATACGTTGGGGGTTGGTATTCAATGTTCCTTTGGAACTAGAGGCAAAAATCGGCCCCAACTGGCTTGACACGAGAGACGTGTCGTGATATAACTATGCTTTCCAACTCAAAAGAAGGAGTATAAAATATGGAACTGACTACAATAGATACTAACAACTACGCCGTAATGGCTAAGGCAATGGGTATTGCCAATGAAACCACCTCACAGAAGAGCAGCAATTTGCCGCGTCTTCGCATCTCCCATTCTCCTATCATGGGTGAAGGAGAGGTAAGTGGTAAGAAAGTCAACATGGAAGTGGTGCAAGCTGGTGCATATCGTCTGGAAGTCCCAGACGGTCCTATGTACTATGCTAACTCTGTCAAGATTCGCCCTCACATGCAGCGTTATATGTATAAGCGTTTCGTCAAGGGTAATGAAAAGATGCCTAATCGTTATATCAAGACTTTGATGGCTGATAGCCTGAATATGGACTTGAAAGACAATGATGGTGGATTTAACTGCGGCAAACCTGCTGGTTATATCAAGGACTTCAATGCCTTGCCAGACAAAACTAAGGAACTCATCAAGCAGATTAAACGTGTGCGTGTAATACTTGGTGAAGTAACTCTTACGGGTGCCGTCAATGATAGCGGAGAAGAGGTGTCTGTCGATCCCAGCCCATTTATTTGGGAGATTGACAATCGTGATGCTTTTAAGCTAGTGGGTGACACTATGTCTAAGCTGGCAAAGATGCAGCGTCTTCCTATTCAGCATATCATCACAGCAAATACAGAGGAGCGTAAGCTGCCTAACGGTAACAGCTTCTATGTGCCTGTTGTGTCCCTTGACCTGTCTAAGACTCTTGACATTACTGACAACGAACATAAAATGTTCAGCGACTTTATGTCATGGATTGACAACTACAACAGCTACATTTCCAGTGCTTGGTCTGAAAAGGCTAACTCACAGATCGGTGATGATGAAATGGACATAGTTGACGATCTGGTAGATGTTGAAGTAGACGAAGAGGAAGCAGCCTAATGCAACACCCTGCTGAACTGGCATTGTATCAATACATGGAGGACGCTACTAACGGTAAGTCAACAGTTTCAAAGGAAACAGTTGAGCAGATCGGCCTTGATGTTATGAATGCTATTGCCCGTCAGTTTGGCGGGGGCAATAAGCGAGATAAGTTTGGCCTACGTATGTCAAATGTAGGTAGGCCAACTTGTCAGCTTTGGTTTGAGAAAAACGAACCAGAGAAAGCACTACCTCTACCCACAACATTTGTAATGAACATGATGCTTGGAGACATCGTTGAGGCTGTCTTCAAAGGTCTGTTGAAAGAGGCGGGAGTGCAGTATGAGGATAATAAAAAGGTTACTCTTAAACTTGATGATGACACATCCATCGACGGCACTTACGATATTGTTATTGATGGTGCTGTTGACGATATTAAGTCCGCATCTAATTGGTCTTACACACACAAGTTTGACTCATTTGAGTCGTTGAAAAGTGGTGATGCCTTTGGGTATGTAGCACAGCTTGCTGGATATGCAAAAGCAGCCGGTAAAAATGCTGGCGGATGGTGGGTAGTCAACAAAGCAAATGGACAATTCAAATATGTTCCAGCTACAGCTATTGACATTGACAAGGAAGTAGCCCATATTCAACAGACTGCAGACACAATAAAAGAGAATAGGTTTGAGCGTTGCTTTGATGCTGTGCCAGAAACCTTTCGTGGTAAAGAGACAGGCAACATGGTTCTGGATCAGAGTTGTGTCTTTTGCCGTTTTCGTTTTGCTTGTTGGCCCGGACTGACTGAACGTCCTGCCGTAGCGTCCCAAGCTAAACAGCCTAAAACGGTTGCTTATGTATCGCTAACAGAGGAGTATATGGATGGATGAAAAACTTGAACTTGATGCTCTCACAGAAGAGATCAAACTTACTGAGCAGAAACTTAGCGACTTGCGTAAGGAATATCGTGAGCGCAAAACTGCTGGAGTACGTGCGGCTATTGAGGCACGTAACGAAGCGGATAAAGTTCTGCGAGAAGAACTGAAGGCTATTGGATATCGTGATCCCGTTGACTTTTGGAAAGGTCGCGGATTCTAGTGGCTAACTACAAAGCATTTCGCGCAGCACGAAAATATGGATATAGAAGCGGACTAGAGCATAAAATATCTGTCTATCTTGAAGAGCATAGTGTCAGCTATGAATACGAAAAACTAAAGATAGAATGGGAAGACCTAGCTTATAGAACGTATACTCCAGACTTCGTGCTGTGCAATGGCATAATAATAGAGACAAAGGGTATGTTTACAGCGGCAGATAGAAGAAAGCATCTTGCCGTAAAAAAACAGCACCCTAGTCTTGACATTCGTTTTGTTTTTGAGAATAGTAGGCGCAAGTTGCGTAAGGGAGCAAAGTCTACTTATGGTCAATGGTGTATAAAATACGGGTTTCTATTCTACGATAGAATCATACCAGAAGATTGGTTGTATGAAAAAGGTAAGAATAAGCATCCTAAGTTTATCAAGTTTAGTGGCAACAAAGTGAAAAGGAGATAACTCAATGACTGTCGAAGATTACGTAGAAGACGACGACTTCTTGATCAGGATTCGTCCTATCATGGAAAAGACGGTGACAAACAACGTAGAGTGGACAGGTCAGATAGATGTGTCCATAATGTCAGCAGGTGGCGATTTAGACCCAGACGACTATGCACAGATCATGCATCTGTGTAAGATGGTCTGCGCTGCTGTTCCAATCATGGAATCAAATGAAGAGTTTGGACAAGCTGCACATAATTTTGTCATGGAAATGGAACATCCAGATGATGATGACGATGACGATATCGACATTCAGATTACACAGGGCGACGGTAATATCGTGCATCTAAACTTCTCAAGCAAAACAAAAGGGAGCGCGTAATGCGTCACGAAGAGTTTATGAAACGAGCAGCCATAAAAGCAGATGAAGCTGGGGCAGCATTTAAAGATATGGTCAACAGCCCTCCACACTACAACAAGACAGGTGTTGAGTGCATAGACGCTATTCGTGCTGCTACAGGTGATGGCTACGAGTATTATCTGCAAGGAAATATTATGAAATATCTATGGCGATACCGTTATAAGAATGGTACAGAAGACCTAAAGAAAGCACAGTGGTATCTGGACAAGTTGATAGAGGAAGTAGAAGGCTGCTACGATGAAGGTTAAGGTCTTTATAACTATTGAGGTTGATCCAGAAGAATATCCTGTACCGGCAGACGAAGATGTTGGAGCAGAAATAGAAGATGGTTTGCGTGAGTATTTCTACGATGTAGATGGCGCAAACATACGGCATATTAGAACAATCACGGAGTGATGTTATGAACAACTATTTACCTACGGACTATCAGAACTTTATTGCTCTTTCCCGATATGCTCGTTGGAAAGAAGATGACCAACGAAGGGAGACATGGAGTGAAACAGTCGAAAGATACTTTGATTATATTACTAGGCATCTGGTCACTAAACATGACTATCAGCTTTCTGATTCATTGAGAAAAGAATTAGAGGAAGCGGTGCTTAATCAGAACATCATGCCAAGCATGAGAGCATTAATGACTGCCGGTCCCGCACTGGATCGTTGCCACGTTGGCAGTTACAATTGCTCCTACGTACCAGTGGATAGTCCTCGTTCCTTTGACGAGACAATGTATATCCTTATGTGCGGCACTGGTGTAGGCTTTTCTGTGGAACGTCACCACACAGAGAAGCTGCCAATCGTCAATGAGACTATGCATGACACAAATACCGTCATCAAAGTTGGCGATTCACGTCCGGGCTGGGCCAAATCCCTGCGAGAACTAATCTCGCTTTTGTACGCAGGGCAAGTACCACAATGGGACACGTCAGAGGTTCGTCCTGCTGGCGCACGTCTCAAGACATTCGGTGGTCGTGCGAGTGGCCCAGCCCCCCTTGAGGAACTGTTTCAGTTCACGGTAGAGATGTTCAAGAAAGCATCAGGCCGTCGCCTGTATCCCATTGAGTGCCACGACTTAATGTGTAAGATAGGTGAGGTTGTCGTCGTTGGCGGTGTACGCCGCAGCGCACTAATTAGCCTGTCTAATCTTAATGATGATCAGATGCGACACGCTAAGTCAGGTCAATGGTGGGAGAGTGAAGGCCAACGTGCGTTGGCAAACAATAGTGTTGCGTACAAAGAAAAACCAGAGATGGGTACATTCATGCGTGAGTGGGTGTCCTTGTATGAAAGCAAGTCAGGTGAACGTGGTATCTTCAATCGCCAAGCCGCCAAAAAACAAGCACAGAAAAATGGTCGCCGCGATACAGATCACGACTTTGGTTGCAACCCTTGTAGTGAAATTATCCTGCGCCCGTATCAGTTCTGTAATTTGTCGGAGGTTGTTGTACGGGCGTCTGATACACAGCAAACGCTTACAGACAAGGTTCGTCTGGCTACGATACTTGGCACGTTCCAGTCTACTCTGACGGACTTCAAATATCTGCGGAGTGTATGGCGTAAGAATACAGAAGAAGAACGTCTGCTTGGTGTGTCTTTGACAGGCATTATGGATAACGCCATGATGTCCGGTAAGTCAGCGCATCTTGGAATGAATATGGGTGCAACGCTTAATGCACTGCGTGTGGAAGCCGTCAAGACTAATGCAGACTTGGCTGCAGAGCTTGATATACCTATCTCTACGGCTATTACCTGTGTTAAGCCCAGCGGAACTGTCTCACAGCTTGTAGACAGCGCCAGTGGCATCCATGCGCGTCACAACCCGTACTACATTCGCACGGTGCGGGGCGATAACAAAGACCCGCTGACACAGTTCATGGTCAGTTCAGGTGTGCCTTCTGAGCCTGATGTGATGAAACCGGATAGCACGACAGTGTTCAGCTTCCCCATGAAATCGCCTCATGGTGCCGTTACACGGTTTGACATGACAGCCATTGAGCAGCTTGATTTGTGGCTTCTGTATCAGCGTAACTGGTGCGAACATAAACCATCTGTAACTATCTCTGTCAAAGAACACGAATGGATGGAAGTAGGCTCGTGGGTCTACGAACATTTTGATGAAGTGTCTGGTATCAGCTTTTTGCCATTCAGTGAACACACCTACAAGCAAGCACCGTATCAAGACTGCTCTGTCGAAGAATACGGAGATATGATAAAGAAGATGCCAAAGTCTATTGATTGGACATGGCTGCAGGACTACGAGAAAGAAGATACCACGTCAGGTGGACGTGAGTTGGCTTGCACTGCTGGTGTATGTGAGGTAGTTGACATAGAGGCTACATAATGCTAAACATAGAACGAGAAGCAAAACAGTGGATGAAAAGGAGAAGAAGAGTGAAAGAAAAGATGATTAGCGTGTTGAAAAATCACGCACAGGCAAATGTTCACTTGCATATGATGAACATCGAAACCTATTTCAAAAATCCTGCTGGTATTGGAGAACACTCTGATATCATGGAAGCTGTACAGTCAGAGTTAGACAAGATGGCTGTACACGAAGATCGCCTTGCAATTCTCAACAACTGGCCTGAAGGAGACTAAGATGAATAAGAGTCTGGATAAGAACTATCGTGATGGGTATGGCGCGTTTAGCAAAACTGAAATGCGTAAGGGTAAGC